AAATCAGATCGCGTCTTGATAGCCTCAAGACCACTACAACGAAGTCCACAAGTTTGTGGAAGCCAACACCAGGAAAGTGCGTGATTCGCATCGTTCCTTATGCTCATAACCCCGAGAATCCGTTTATTGAATTGTTGTTTCACTACAACATGAACAATAAAACCTACTTGTCTCCTTCTTCATTCGGTCGTCCAGACCCAATCGTTGAGTTTGCAAACAAACTCAAGAAGAGCGGTGATAAAGAAGAATGGAAGACAGGTCGCAAGCTTGAACCAAAGCTTCGTACTTATGTTCCTATTCTCGTCCGTGGTCAAGAGAGCGAAGGTGTTAAGTTTTGGGGAATGGGTAAGCAAGTTTACCAAGATATCTTGGGAATCATTGCCGATCCCGACTACGGTGATATCACAGACCTAAAGAGTGGTCGTGACATTACGGTTGAGTTTAAGACCGCCGAAGAATGCGGTAAAGACTTTCCAGAAACATCCATTCGTGTTAAGCCAAACCAAAGTGCGGCATTTGACATCAATGACTCCACTGTTAAAGAAAAAGTCAAGAATCAAAAGAACGTCACAGAACTCTTTCCAGAGTTGACCTATGAAGAACTTGCTGCTGTTATGGATACATGGTTGAATGCTTCCGAAGGCAATCCCGACGGTGATTCTGCTCCAATTCCAACAGAGGAAGTTCCAGAAACCCCAGCCGAAAAGCCAGTTGTTAGCGCAACCGCTAAAGCTGCTATCAAGGCTCCTGCCTCAACAAAGGCAATCGCCGACGAGTTTAATGACTTGTTCAACCAATAAGGTTGAAATAAGTAGTAAACTATAAATTAAAAAAGGGTGTACTGTTGTACACGATGGTACACCCTTTTTAACTTTCAAACAATTATACATTATGAAAAAAGCAAAAGGAAAAGATGAAAGTAATTCTGGCAGAGATGAGTTGGCAGAAGCACTTGCAGAGTCTTTAAATAAAAATGGTAAAGTTGCATTCTTTTTGGATGCAGAAGACGATCCTTCTCAAATTATTGATTGGGTTTCTACCGGAAATAGTTTAGTTGATTTGGCTATTGCAAATCGTCCAAATGCTGGATTGCCAGTTGGTCGTATCACCGAACTAACAGGTCTTGAAGCCTCTGGCAAAAGTTTGATGGGAGCACATTTGCTCGCAGAAACTCAACGCAAGGGTGGATTGGCAGTTTTCATTGACACCGAGTCATCGGTTGATCGCGATTTCTTAACTGCGATTGGTGTAGATACAAACAAGATGATGTATTTAGCACTTGATACAGTTGAAGATATTTTCGATAAGATTGAAGAAATGATTGCAATGGTTCGCAAAGCTAATAAGAATCGCTTGGTTACAATCCTCGTTGACTCGGTTGCCGCAGCTTCTACCAAGAAGGAAATGGCAAGTGACCACGGTGCAGATGGATATGCAACAGGTAAAGCTATTGCTATCAGTAAAGCAATGAGAATGATCACAGGATTGATTTCAAAGCAACGCATCTGTTTAGTGTTTACAAACCAACTACGTCAGAAGGTTGGATTTGTTGGACTCGGCGATCCATACACAACAAGTGGTGGTAAAGCTATTGCTTTCCACGCATCGTTGAGACTTCGTTTGAAGTCAGTTGGTCAAATCAAAAATGCCGATAAGCAAGCAGTTGGTATCAAAACAAAATGCACTATTATCAAAAATCGTATGGGTCCACCTATGCGCAGTGTTGAGTTTGATATTTTCTTTGACCGTGGTATTGATAACTATGGTAACTGGCTTGAGAAATTGATTGAATGGGACATTGTTACTAATGCCAAGAAGGTCAAGTCTACTGAGAAGAAGACAAAGAAACAACTAGAAGACGAAAAGGAAGAAGATAAAAAAGCAAAGAGTCTTCAATTCATTATGGAAGTCCAAGGCAAAGAAGCTGAGACAGTCGTATTTGAAAAGAAGGATTTGCCAATACTTCTAACCACTCGTCCGGAGTGTAAGGATTATCTATACAACAAGATGTGCGAACAGTTCATTATGAAGTATAAAGATCCAAACTCGGAAATGTCAGCAGATGTTGAATACGCCGAAGGCGGCGACGGAATGGAAGATTAAAAAACTAACTGTGTGGAGTGAAATACCTCCACATAGTTCTCATTTAAATATTATGGCAACACGAAATAGATATATAACATCCAACTTCACACCGGCTGAACCGGAGGAGTTTAAAAAATGGTGCAGTGAAAAGAAAATCAACATCCATGAAACGGGATATGGTAAAAACGTATACTTAACCACCAACAAAACAAACTTAGCAAATGAACCACGGCTTGTACGATTTACAAAAGATGATAATTGCACATTTCGCACAGTTATGTTGTGTGAAATAAAATTCAAAGGAAATGAGTTGATGGGCAGCGAAATGTACACAGTTAACGACGATGGCATTAAACGGTCGGGCAGTTTAATATATTTTCATAATATGCAGAGATTTTTCAACGCTATAATGGAACAAACAAACTAAATGGAAAACGAAACAAAAAAGAAGTTTGCATCAATATTTTCACAGATAAAATCTGAACATGCAACTGCGCCCGTAAATACAAAGAAAAACAAGAATGATGATATTCTTGTAGTAGATGGTACCAACAACTTCATTCGTGTATGGAGCGTAGTTCCTACATTAAATGATAATGGAGAACATGTTGGTGGTATAAGTGGGTTTTTAACCACACTTGGATATGCTGTAAAACTATTAAGACCTACCAGAGTTATTATTGTATTTGACGGAAAAGGTGGAAGCCAACGCCGTAAGAAGCTATATCCAGCATATAAAGAAGGTCGCGGAATGAAAATGCGAGTAAATCGTGCATATGAAGAAATGAGCGACCCGCAAACAGAGCAAGAACAAATGGTACAGCAGATTATAAAGTTGATTGATTTCTTGCGGTCATTACCTGTTAGCGTCATGTCTATTGATTATATCGAAGCGGATGATGTGATTGGATATATTGCTACACAAGCGTATCCAAAATCAAGAGTCACTATAATGAGTGCTGACAAAGACTTCTTGCAGCTAGTAGATGACAGAGTATCTATTTGGAGTCCAATCAAGAAAAAAGTTTATGGTGTACAAGACATTATCAATGAATATGGCATACATCCTACAAACTTTATCTATTACAGAATTCTTGACGGTGATAGCTCGGACAATATTGATGGTGTATCTGGTGTAGGATTAAAGACGGCATTAAAAGCATTTCCTATGCTTACAGAGGGCACCGAAATGTCTGTTGATAGACTTTTGGAGTTGTCAAAAGACAGAATCAATGAAAAAAAGATATTCTCTTCTATTGTAGATAGTTCTGAAATTATTCGTAGAAATTATCAACTGATGCAATTAAAGTCTCCAAGTTTTTCACCGTCCTTGCAACTGCAAATCTCGGACAACATAGACAGAACTTATGATTTCAATAAGTTTCAGTTTATACAAAAATTAACAACGCATGGTATGCATTCGGCTATTCCGAATTATCATTTGTGGTTGCAGGAAGTCTTTCAACCGCTCTCGGTGTTTGCAGCTTCTTAATTTTAAAAGTTAAATAAAGTTTGACTTTTTGACAAATACGAAATATCGTATATAAACTAATAATATATTTATGGCACCTGTAATCATTGACAACTTACGCAAATTTGGACTAGAGTTCCAAGCAAAAATTATCGCCAGCATACTGACAGATCGTATATTTTTGGAACGCATCGTAGACATCATTGACGTTGAGGCATTTGAAAATGAATCTCACAAGTGGATTCTTAAAGAGATTATCCAATATCATATGCAATATAAAGACTTGCCCACACTGCAAGTGTTTAAGATTCGTATTGATACAGTTGAGAACGAAGAGTATAAGTCTTCTATTGTTGAACAATTGAAAATGGTATACCAAAAGATTTCAGAAAAAGACTTACAGTTTGTTAGAGAACAATTTCTTGAGTTCTGTAAGAATCAAAAGTTGAAGAACGCAATCATTGAGTCTGTTGATCATTTGAAGTCGGGCGATTATGACAAGATCAAAGGTCTTGTTGATAAAGCAATGAAGGCTGGTATGGAACGCAATCTAGGTCACAACTATCATAAAGAAGTTGCTGGACGCATGAGTGAAATGTGCCGCAAGACAATCTCCACTGGTTGGGAAGTTATTGATAGCCTTATGGATGGCGGTCTTGGGCCTGGTGAACTTGGTATCATTGTTGCTCCGGCAGGAATTGGAAAAAGTTGGTTGCTTTGTTCACTGGGAGCTAAGGCGATGAAATCTGGAAAGAACATTGCTCACTTCACACTTGAACTTAATGAAAACTATGTTGGTCTTCGTTATGACTGCTGCTTTACAAATATTGATTTTCAAGAAATTAAACATCAACAGGCTGCCGTCGAAGAAAAACTTAAAGAGATCAAGGGTAAATTGTATGTTAAATACTTTCCACTAAAAACGGTTAGTGCTCAATCTTTGAAGTTTCACGTTGAACGTATTCAAGCCCTTGAAGGTATCAAGATTGACGAAATGGTAGTTGACTATGCAGATATTCTACGCCCCCTTGAAAAAGATAGTAATAGCAACAGCTATAGTGAAGCTGGTGGTATATATGA